GTCGTTTATTAATTGTTCTGGTAATCTTTTAAAAGCTGCTTCGAATGGTTTAGTAAAAAAATATGTAGGTTTAAAACCTTGTGCATATATACTTCTTTGTAATACAAATGCCATACTTTTATAACTGCCTTTTTTAAACTTACCTTCTTTATCTCTAAACCTTATATTCTTTTTTTGCGCCCAATCTCTTAAAGGTTGCATTGGTGGCATCTTTTGTTTGTAACTAAATGGACTATTAGGTGCTTTTTGTTTACCTCCTTTTATTAATGTTGGATTAGCACCCTTAACCCCTTGATCTTGGAACATACCATAATCTTCCATATAGAAGTCAAGTATAAATCCTTTTTGTTCTTCATCTAAAGTATATCTTATAGATTCATATAAAGCACCTCCACCTTGTTTGTTTTTGGTTAGACGTGTTCTTGCTTGTTGAACAACATACCTACCAAAATCGTTAAGAGCCTTATTTAGATTCTCAAAATTCATTAACAGATTCTTATATCATTATAAATCATTATATCCATAGTTGCAGTCCATCCTGCTAATTGATTTTCAAACCTATCATAAAATGGTTCACAACTTACAGGACTATCAAGTTGGTATTGATCTTTATATAAAGTACCCATTCTTAAAACCTGAATAACTTTGTTTAATACTGCTAATTGAGTGTTTAAAATATCTTGCTCATTGTTATTCCCTTTAAACCTATCTTCTGTTGGTAGTTTAGATTGATCTACAATATCCATAGCAAGTATGCTTATGTTAAATGTAAGTGTTTGTTCTTCTTGTGTAACGTTGTTTACTATAATGTGAGCAAGTGGAAATATATCTTGTTTGTTTAAATTAACATCATATATATCTCCTGTTGTAACTGTATTACAATTTACATCTGCAAGTAATGTATCTTTTATAGTTTCAGTTAATTGATAAAAACCTCTTATTCCTTGTTGGCTCATTTAAATTTACTTTTTATTTGTTTAGATTCTAATTCGTTTTTGTCTTTCATAAATGCTAACATCATTAAACACTTATGTACATTTAATTCTGTGATATGTTCAAATCTTGTAATATCCCCTCCAGCGAGTCCGTAAAGGCTTGAATACCAGCCCCATTTTTTAGCAAATCCAGCTCTGGAACTTGTAGTTTCACCTCCTTGTTCTCCAAATAATTCATCATAGTTTGTGATAATTCGATCCCTAAACGATAAAAAAAAAGTATAGAACCAAATACTGCATCCATAGGCATATTGACTAATCTGTCTTTTTTATCAGGATCATAGTTCTCTATTAAGTATTTATCTCCTAACTTCTGTTTAATAGGTCTATATAGAACATTCATTGCAATTTCAATTTGATCCCAGTTTCCCATATAAGTATCAAGATCAATGTATTCACCTAATGTAATTTCATCAAGATCTGGAACAAATCCATATTCAACATTGTTTAGCCAAAATGACTTTTGTAAATTAGGTTTTTGTTCAAAAATATCACTTATTATTTTAGCAATACGATCTGCATCTGATAGTTTAATGTTTAGAGCATCTTGTGGTTTAACCCTACAAAAAATCTCAATCATTTTAGTTTGTATGAAATGGTTATCCTGACTTTTGTCTTGTACTTTTAAGAACTCCTGATATTGCTTTAATGTAATCTCATTGAGTTCAGTCGGAACATTAATATTAGCTTTCATACTTATATAACGTAATTAAAGTAGGATTTTAGTATAAAAAAAAAGGTGCTATTTCTAACACCCTTTTTCCAAACAAAACAAACAAAAATTATAGCATACTGGCTTCCCAACAATTATTGGAACAGTATTCATTTTCTTTAAATATTGGTTTTCCACATTCTAAACATTCGTGTTCAGGATGTTCTATTGTAGGATCGTTATAATTCATATTCATTTAAATCGTCTTTTAGTTCTTCTAATTCTAATATTGCATCATTCCTTTGTTCAAGATAATCACTATTAGCCATTTTACAAGCTATTAGATCATTCTGCAATCCTGCTACATAAATTGAATTGTCAATAAATGCATCTCTTAATTTTACTAACTCTTTATTTTCAGGTTTATTTTTTAACCACTTATTAATCAGTTCTCCAATTAATAGTTGATTGTTACTATATTCTAAATCCTGTATGTTTTGTATTTTATTTCTCATATTTACATTTCTAACAAATGTAAGAAAAAAAACAATGCTACATAAAAGATAAGCCAGCCTAAAGCTGAATAACCTAATATTTTTAAAAAGTTTTCTTTGTTTTCTTTTTTAGATATTTTCTTTGCTATGTAATATCTTCTGTTTCCGTTGTCTTCGTAATAGTATTTCATTATGATAAAATTTGATTTACAATAGTAGCAATAATTAATAATATAAAGGCTACTTTGATTGTGTTAAACATTGCTTCTTCTTTTTTAGGATTACGTCCTTGATTTGATCTATACTGTCTTTTTTTCATAGTATATTTTTTTCTAATTGTTTTATAGCTTTCATAGCATCTAATAACCATTCTTTATGTGAAGGTGTTAGCTCGGCATAATCTTTTAAACAAGATAGTGTGCCTTCTGCAATGCCAATTAATTGGGCATTTGTTTTTGTATGTATTTTATCTATAGCCATTTGTCAAGTATTAAAAAGGGAGCTGTTAAACTCCTATTGTTATTATTTTTTTAAAATTATTTCTGGTAAACCAAATGAATTTGTAATTATTTCTATTCCTTCTGGCAATTGATTTTCTTCCCATCTTTCTCTATATAATGTAGCTGCATCTATTATTTCTTTACTACTTAATCCTTTACCTTGTAAACTTTTTATAAATTTTAAAGTGTCTTTACCTTTTTGTGTCATTTTATTTTGTTTATATAACTGCTTCATTGCAATTATACAGCTAATATAAAACAAATATTTTAATTAACAAAATATTTAATAACTATTCTTCAAATTCTACAATATCACAATCTTTACAGTAGTAATAATCTTTGTTGTCTTTACCTGAATATATAGTCATTGTCTGTTTACATTTTTTACATTCCATATCATTGTATATAATATTTACCCCTATTAGGGTTTTGTAGCTGGTAGCTTACTGCATATCTAATTGCATCAATAAGATGGTTATATTTATCTATAGGCGTATTAGATTTCTTCTCAAGCCAACTATAGTTGTTTAGTTCTTTGATTAAGTTTATACTTTGTTCGTCTACTATTAAATCATAATCTTGTAATAATGATATTCCATAAATAATAGAACCAACTCCTTTTATTGAAGGAATTATGTTACAACCTTTTGATTTCAATTCTGATAATAATCTTACTTCAGCTGAATCTCCTACAATTAGATTGTCTATAGCGTGTTGAGTGTTTAAACGTGCTATTTCGCTTGTTGTTAATTTAGGCAAGTAAAAACATTCTCTTAAATAAATAATTTTATTAGAAGTGTCTATATTAGTTTCTACTAATGTGCTGGGATCATTACTAAATCCATAATCTTGACCATATACACTTACACCTACTTTTTTAAATTTACCTATTGACCAATTAGTAAATATTACTCCTTCGCTTTTATTTAAGAAAGCACCCATTAATTGATGCTTAAATTTTTCTGGTCTACGTTTTTTTATTTCTTCTATTTGGTTTAAATAGCTATCTGAAAGGTTTTCAATATTGTCTAAATAAGTTGTATGTATGTAAGTGATATTATCTTTAGTTTCATTAGTGCCTTCTTGAACTCCTTTTTCTTCAAAGAATCTTTTATATATCCAATGTTCTTTTGTTGTAGGATTTAATATTAATATCACTCTATTGTGTTTGCCTTGTTGTCTTACTGATAAATCTATTTTATCAAATGTATCTTCACTTGTAAGTTCTTCAGCTTCGTCTAATACAAACGTTGTAACGCCTTGTAATGACTTTAAATTAGCCGTTTGATCTCCACTTGATGTCTTAATACCCTTGAAGATTATTTTGCTTCCAGAACGCTTGTTTTTTATTTCATCTTTTGTAATATAAAAGTCATCAAAGATTTTAAGCAGTTCAAGTTTTTCAATAAATTCAGGAATAATAGAAATATAAGTAGAAGATAAAGTATAACGAGTAAACAAAATAGTATGCCCAGCTTCATAAGTCAAAAGAACTAATAGAAGGTTTATAGAGAATGATTTACCAGAACCACGCCCTCCTGTTACTATAAAGTATCTCCCATTAGATTCTGCAATAGGAGCATACTTTTTATTTATTTCAATCACTTAAATTTGATTAAATCTCTAAAGTTTACATTAAAGCCATCACTTGAAGATATGTCTACAGATTCTTTAGGTTTGCCGTATCTATAACCGAAATATAGATTCATAGCTCTTGAATCTCCTTTTAGTATTTGTTTACCTAAAGTTTTAATTACTTCATCATTATCTATTAAGGCATCAAGTTTTTCAATTAGCTTTAATTCATCTTCTTTTTTAGGTCTACCTGCAAAGCCTTTTGTCGAATGTCCACCATTGTTTTTTCTATTATCCACAATTAATAAAATATTAATTAATTAATTCTATATATCTATATAACGTAATTTTTAACTTATTTTATTCAGTACCTGAAATGATGTCTTTTTTTGGTCTGTCTTGTAATAAGCTAAATCCTAATAATAGATAGTTAATAGCGTCTGCATATCTTGTTTCTATTGGTTCTGCTTGTGTCATATTAGGATCTCCTGAGTGAGTTAAGATTGCTTGTATGTGTTTATTAAAAAATACTGCCCATACTTCCATTGGTTCTATGCCTATACTTTCTGCTGTTGATTTAAAGTTATGCAATACATCTAAATTCTTTTGAGTGTATTCTGGTTGTTTAGCATCCATTATTTCTTGACAGATGTCTAATAGATATTTTTTGGTTTCTTTAAATTCTTGTTGTGTCATAATTAAAATAATTCTGTTTGATTTTCTATTTGTTTAGTCCTTATTCCCATTACAGTATCTAATATTATTTTACCATCTTCATAATAAACTAAATTATTTGCTATTTTTTTTCTTGGTTGTTTCCCTTTATATTTACTAAAATCATAATCGTGATATTCACTCATAACTTTAATATGGTCTTTATTTAATCTTGTGAAATCAGGATTTTTAACACCACTCAAAACATTAGGCAAATTAAAATTAGTCCAATATAAATGCCTACCTCTTTTATGAGCTGGAATTAGAGGTTCATAATAAGGTATTACATTTTCAACTACATATTTACCATCAAAGAAATTATCTAAAAAAATTATTTGTTGATATAATGACATATCAGGATATTTCAATTTAAAACTACCATCTGCTTTTTGTCTTTTTCCTTTAAAACTAAAGTTTAATCTACTATGTGTAGGACAAGGAGGACTTGACCATATAAAATCATATTCTTTGTAATGGTCTAATAAGTATTGATGAGCGTCTCCCACAACTACTTTATCATTAGGAAACCTTTCTTGATAAAGCCTTGCAAGTTCTTCATCCCATTCTACAGCTGTAATATCGTGGTCATCTCCCCACTTATATCTATTACCTCCAAGAC